TCTTTGTTCTTCATAGCAATTTCGAACACTTTATTTAGGCTGTTAATGACTTCGTCGTTTGCAATAATTAATTTGTCAAGTATATCCACAAGAAGAACAACCCTTTCTGTTTCTTCTTCTAGAGTTTTGTATTTGTAAAGTTCGTCAATACTGACTGGAGCATATACATCAAACTTTCTTAACCACTCTGCAGTTGGATCAATCGCTTCATAAACATCAGTATAAATTTCTTCAAAGAATGCATGGTATTGAGTAAATTCTATACCTTCTACATTCCAATGAAATTGATGTGTCTTATAATACATTACTGTTGTATTTGCCAACAATACTTTAATTGCTGTTGTTAACTCATTCATTATGCTAAATTCCCTGCATATGAACTTGAACTTGATGCAACATCATATGGTTGTTGACCATTTGCTGGAGCAGCACTTTCTGGACCATCATCTCTATCTTGATCTTTACCAGAAAATTCGTCTTGGTGTACGTGGAAAGACATGTTAGATAATGTCATTGTATCAATACTGTGTGGAGCAAAGTGAATACGCTCACCTTTCTTAACAGCATGCCAATGATTACCGTCTTGATCTTTAAAAGTATGACGACCACCATGCTCTAAATTGTTAATATCGTTATGGTGTTCTTTACCAATTTTAATTTGAACTGCATGTCCATGATGAATAATCTTATGGTCTTTGTGGTGTTCAACACCAGATTTACCATTCATCTCAATTTCTTCGGCAATGTAAGGATACTTCATAAACTCACCATGGTGGTGTTCTGCTTTATCAAATTCTTTTTCAGCAGAAGAAGTACGCTTCTTAGTTAGATGCCATTTTGCTAATTCGTCATGATGATTGACCATGTGAGAGTGGAAAGATCCCATGTTACCACGAGCCTTCGCTTTATCAGCATTATCTCTATGCATTTGAGCATTGTTGTAATGATCATCGTGCTCTTCGTTAACTGGTTTGTTATTCATACTATGCATAATTGCACGCAACTGACGCTGATGCTGTTCATAATCTAAACCCTTCCAGAACAGTTTCTCACGTTTAATCTTTTCTTTCTCGCGATCAAGTGCTCTTTGTAATTTTACTGCAGCACTCATTGCTCTTGATTTTCTTGCTTCAGTAACTGGCTTAACATTGTAAATCCACTTTGTTACAAGAGCACCAGATTCTTCTTTAAGAAGTAAATGGTTTGATCCACGCTTAACAATCTCCATTTGTTTACCGTCAGATTCAACGATCTCACCAACACTGAAGATTTCTCCACGGAAATATTTTTCTCTCATTTCGTCTTTCACCAGTTTAAGTTCTTCTTTAATTGGTTCCAATCCAGAACCAATCCTAATATCATTCATCAATCGGCGAGAATCTAAATCGCGAATTGATGAAGGTAAATTCTTTTTAAAATCTTCATACAATCCTTTAACTGCTTGACTACGTATTGTGTCATCAGAATCTGGATCTGTGTCGCCTGCAGATATAATTTTAGCTTCTCTAATTTTCTTAAAGGAAGATACTTTATCTGAGCTGGTAACAATAATAATGTTTCTGTAAGTTTCTTTTAGTTTCTTAACTTCTTCAGCTAAGTCAGAATACCCAACGAAATTTGTGTTCGGAAACAACAGATTTAAGTACTGAAGTTTCTTTTCTACTACTAGAGGATTCTTTTTGGCGTCGCTTGTATCGGACGCATAGATTACGTGGCTAGCATTATTTTGCTCAGCCAGTTTTTTGACAGCTTTAACGAGAAGCTCATGTCCGCTCGATGGAGGGTTAAATCTACCACAAGCGAGGACAATGGTTTTACTCGGTAACTCTTTTAATAGTTGTCTATAATCTTTCATTTAAATCCATCAATTAAGTAAGTATATGTTTATTTAGTTATTTTAAAACTTTAGCCATCAAACTCAGCATCAGGTGGGGAAGTCCCTTTTAGCTTGAAACCCCACTTATTATTTGCAGGTTTTACAGCGTTGCTCCAATAAGCAAACTCAAAATCAGATTTAATAAAAGATTTAAGAGTGTAGGAAACCTGATTTGGTTTTAAAAATACGTAAAGCTGTTCTACGCCAAGAGTTCTGGCAACCTTATTCAAATAAGTGGTATAGTCTGAATCTGAATTTACCTCATCCATTAAACTGTAATTCATTGGAGATAACAAAATACCAGCCCTACTGGCTCCCTTACTTTGAAGAATTTTCTTAATGTCTTCTGGTTTAACAGATCTTCTTTTTGTTAACTTGCTGTAAAATCCAGTGTTTATTTTATGATACAGTTCGTCAGAATCTACTGTTCCAAATTTTGATAGCCACTTCTCTACATCTTCCCAAGTGTAAGTAGTTTTACCGATCAACTTTCCAACCAACCCATATGCCTTAGAACCATAATGTCTATTCACTTCAACCAATGATGTTAAGCCATCGTTCTCAACAGAGATTTTAATGAACTCCCAAACTTTCTTTTCTTTTTCTGATGTTGGTGCTTTTGATTTTATCTGTGCCCATATTGCTTTTAAAGCAGGAGCAGCACCTTTATCTGCTTTTGCAGATATTTTCATTTTTGTTTTTGAGGATGAAGAACCAATATAGTAATCTACTAATGGTTCATTAATTGCAGTGGGGAACTCTATGTAGTCGAGTTTATATTTTTTTGAATTTGGATAATTATTAATAAACCACCATGCACCAGCAACTTCTCCAAAATCTTTTGCTATTGTTGCGATGTCTTTTTTAGTAACACCAGCACCTTTAGCTAAAGCAGTTTGTTTTCCTGGCTTTCCACTCGCATCTAAAAATTCAATAATGTAATCTATATTTTCTTTTGAACTTTTAAAATTTTCTTTTAATGCTTTATTGACTGTAGTAAGATATGCGTCTTTCTTAATTATTTTTCCGTGTATCTTTAACATATTTGGTGTTAGAGATTTACCAACGATGTCGAGAGATACTTTACCAGTAGCTGTTGTAGTTACAGTTTTTGGTTTTTCTAATGTACCAATTATAAATGTATCACCAGTAGTTGTTTGTAGAAGTATATCTAAAGCATCTGATTGAGTAGCTGAGGATTTACCCAATTTCGCGAATTGTTGTAGTGCCTTTTTATTTGCAGCATTATTTGCAACAACATATGATTTTGCACCAACAGGAATTGACTTAGAAGACTTCATTGAAGTTTCAACAAGCGAAACAACTCCTGGTATATATTTACCAAGATTTCCTGCAGATGTTGTATTTAATTTTGCCATGGTAACCTAATTATAAACTAATTTTTATATTTAGGTTACACAATTGAACTATATTTGCGTTCCCAGACTAGGATTTTGCGAAGAAGGAGAGGAACCACCTCATTGAAGCGATCAGCTTTAAATAATCTTTTTATACCATTAAGATTTTTAGAAACCTGATGCTGTTTTGGATTACGGATTAATTCCGCAACTGGGATTGTTGGACGTCTCATTTTAAAATCAAGGTATATACAGTGAGCGTATGCCTCGATCTCATCTCGCCCAGCATGGTAGTCACGATTTTCGTCTACCTTTGCAATACCAGACTTCTTGTAGTAAACCTTGCTGGCATTATAATCCTCATGTTTTCCAAGGTACTGTCGGCAGTGAATCAGCTCATGCATTGCAACTTGGATAACTCTGAACTTAAACCTGTCCCAAGACTTATCGCTGAATTTAAACTTTTTGTAGGATGTTTCTGGACCAGTCCAGATTTCCAGCTCAGAGAATTCTTCCTCTGTGTAGTACCCACCCCCAACAAGGATACGGCTGGATGGTTTGGATTCTTTCATCCATACAATGCGAAAACGCCACTTCTTGAAGTAATTCCTCAAGCCAGTGGCGTCATTTTTGTACTTATCAAGGTCTTCCCAGATTTTAGCTGGAACGAATTTAGCACGAAATGGACGATCTTCGAATTTTAAAAATTCAATAAAATCAGTATTAAGTTGTTCTAGGTAATTCATACTCCTAGAAAGATACTTGCTTAATTAAATTGCTTCTCCAAAAAGGCAAGAACCTTCCCCTGCTCCTCTAAGTTAGTGTTTGCAAACTCAGTAATATAGGACATAAGGTCAAAATTTGACAGTAAGTTACTATATTTAGTTTCTCTACCTCTTAGGAATTGTTCTGATTGATCAGATCCACGATCTTTATATCGTTGTTCTAGGATCTCTTTTGGTGCCTTTAGGTATACCACTACGAGTTCCGTATTTGGGAGACCCATACAAAACTCTAGGAACGATTGATTAAAAACACGATCACCCTCAAATAGGATATTGCAGTTGTTTGAGGCGATCCATTCTTGGAGTGGTGGCTGAACCGCCATTGATACTAAATAGTATACAGGAGAATACTATGATTAAATCTAACCATTATTACCAAAGATACCTTAAATTTATACAAATGTGTAAAACTAATATAAATTCAGGATATGTAGAAAATCACCATATAATACCTAAAAGTTTAGGTGGAACAGACACAAAAGATAATCTAGTTAAATTATCTGCTAGACAACACTTTATAGCGCATTGGATGCTATGGAAAACATATGATAATAAACCAATGCATGATGCTTTTTGGTTAATGTGTAATATGAAAAGTGGGAATCAAGAAAGGTATTACAAAATAAATTCCAATGTTTACGCAAATCTTAAACAAAAACGCTCAGTATTAGTTAGCGAACAAATGCGAACAAATAATCCAAGTACTAGAGACTATGTTAAAGAATTACGAAGGGTAGCGGCAAAGGGTAATACTTGGGGTAAATCTAATAAAGGTGTGAGTTTTACCACAGAACACAGAAAAAAACTATCAGACTCCCACAAGGGTAACCCTACTTCTGATAATCAAAAACTAGCAGTGGCATTAGCTAATAAAAAAAGAGCAGGAACAAATCCTTGTCTAGCGGCAATTGAGAAATCAAAAGTTAAATGCTTCTGTGAAGGAATCCTGTATAATTCAGTCACAGAAGCCCAAAAAAATTACCCTGGAATAAACATACATAAACGATTGAGTAATACCAAATATCCTGACTTTTATAGAGTAAAAGAATCCTCTAAATAACTTAGAATTTTAGATTGATCGTTTATATTTTCATTAGTGAAAGTTTTCATGTATGACATATATTCAAAATTTGTCTGCAGATTCGCTATTTTAGTATCCCGACCCTTTAGAAAGGTCTCCGACTGATTACTGCCTCGAAGTTTATATCTTTCGTGTAAGGTTTCTGATTTTGCTGTAATAATTAGAAATTCAACGTGAGTATTTGGTAAAGATAGTAGAAAATTATAAAATTTGCCGTTAGTTAATCGATCACCCTCAAATAAGACGTTACAATTGTGAGAAGCAATCCATTCTTGAACATTAGGCTGGCACGACATTCCGAGGCGGTCTGTTCCAGCGAAAGTTTCACCTTCTTCATATTTACCAAGGATGTATAAATCCTTATCAGTATTATAAGAAGCAACAACCAGCTTTGCAGGTGCAGTTTCTACCCATTTCTTATCTTCCATAAATTTACGGAAAAGAGTAGTCTTACCAGTTCCAGGAGATCCACCAACAGCAACGATCTTTCTTTTCTTCAAAGGATTGCTAATTAATTGAACTGAAATTTTATCTTGAACTCCAAAATTATCCTGCATTTTTAATCTCTTTAATTAAGTTAATCATTTCTTCTTTAGTGAAGACCCAGCAACGACCACGGTATGAATGCACTTCAGTATCAACTTCATGTTTCTTAGTGAACGAGATTTTCTTAGCGATTTGTCGAGCCATGTTCTTAGTCATGTTCTCTTTAATTACATCACCAAAGTCAACATTCTCTTCTTTCAATTTAAGAAGTTCTTGGGTTTGAACACGATGCTCAATTAGCATTTCGTTCAATTCATATCTATCAAGAATTTCTTCAACAACTTCTTTATCAGATCTAGTTGTTAAATTAGTTGTAGAAATTATACCAATAGATCCTACTCCTGCGCCACTATTAATAGATACTGCTCCTGCGCCACTATTAATAGATACTGTTCCAGTAACACCAGAACCATGGTTCTGGCCAGAACCAGCAATCTCAAATCCACCATTTGGTGTTGTCACCATAGAACTATTCATTAGAAATTCTCCAATCCAACTAAAACAGTTTGTTCATCATTAAACATCCACTCAAGATTTTCTATTCTACCTGTGTTTAGAAAACTTGAATATTTTTCTTTATTAATACCACGCTTAGTATCTAAGCGAATATCAATCGTTTCATTTCTTGCCTGCCATAGAACATCCCAATCAATACCATACCAACCATCACCCTCAGCTTTAATAATTTCTTCAGCCTGACGATCTAAGTAATACCCAAGGTAACGACCATGGTTTGCTCTAAAGATTTTCTTGAACGAACATAGACAAGTTTCCATTGTGAAGAAATCAATTTGACTTGATAACTCAGGAACCCTATCTTTCATTTCAGCAATAATCCCACTGCTAATATCTTCAAGAATTCTATATTCTGCTCCAGTGAGTTTCTTATCATAGTCCTCAGGTCTTCCGATAGCAAGAAGTAATCCATTACGGTGAGAACGAGAACCATCATAATCATCCAGCATGAGAGAGGTAGGCTCAACAATAACACCAGCAGTATGTTTAAGATGTTGCATATAGAACCAAGTAGAATACCTCCCAAATTTGTGAAGATCTCCTTTAATAGCTGACCAAAGGTTTTCAAAGGATTGTCTTTCATTGTCTCCATAATAACTCTCTAACACTTCACGCTGGGATTTATCTCCAATAAACTTTTGATATGATTCAAACATTACGGGTAAATTACCCTTGTTCCATTTTGTATCTGTTTGATAGCGCAATCTCTTATAGTTTGTTGTGTTCCATTCAGTAATGCGATCAACTGTTGCTAATTCATAATCAGGAAATTCATTCATCAATACCCAAGCAGTTGGTAGCTGGTAGGTATTACCATAAAGCCAGCAAAGCCAAAGACGTTGCTCATCATTATGTTCATAACGAGTATTGAGATAGTTCGTGCACCATACCGCTGGGTCACAGTCGTCATACTTCAACGACCATGCGTACCAGCGAATGAACGCTTCTCTGTTATTTTGTGGCTTCCGATAGTCCAACTATTTTACCTCTAGTGAATGGATCTAAAAATTTCAATTCAATATTGAAACCATTTTCTTTAAATTTAAAAAATTCAATAGCATCTACAACACGAGATATGTATTTCTTGCGATCACTGTAGTCAGAATGCGTTGGGTAATGTAAGAGAACAATACCTTTCTTTACTTTTGCATCAGACATAAGAATTTGTATACCTCCAAAACCAGAACCAGTAATTTTACTTATAGATTGCGTTTCTACCACACAATTTTCTTCTGAGTCAAACCTCAATTTATTTCCATAAGCTGTAATATCACTTCTTTCATATACTTGAAAATTTGTATTACTTCTTAGACGTTCTTCAGCAGAACGCTTTTCATAATCATTACAATAATACTCAATTGAACTTTGTGGCCAACCAGCAATTTTACCACCACCACATTGCTGAATAGCGATACGTTTGAACGCAGTAGAACTAGCCTTTATATGTGGTAATGTTTCAGAGATATCAGAAATTCTTTTCTTTAAGTCATCAATACTATTCCCAGCAGATCTAACTGGGTTATTATTCATTAGATTACCATAATGAGTAATATTATGTCTATTCCTATCAAATTTATCAACAGGAATTATGTATGCCGGCATAGTAACCCATTGATTGTGTTCAGCTGCTTTAAGTCTATGGTTACCATCAACCAACTCTACCATATTACCTTCTGGGTCAACAGTAACAGAAATTGGGCTGATATATTTTCTTGCTTCAGGTGGATCAGCTAATTGAAGTTTAAGATAATCTAAATTTTCTTTTATATACGTAAATAATCTTGCTTGAGATTTTTCAATAGAACACAATAATGAAACTGGCAATTCTTTAATTGGGTATACTCCAGACTTAACTTCTTGTACCAATGTCTCCATTGCGCCATTATCAGCAAGCGCTACATTCACTTCTACTGGCGCAAGTACTATTTCTTTACCATCAATAATATCGATGATGCGTTGAAAGTCGGTAGAGTCATGTCTATAATCTTTACTTACACCAACACCACCACCATTACTGGAATTATAAAATCCATTATTTGTTGCGGCATTATAATGAACAAGAAGTTGATGTTCAAGACTACGACATTCTGCTAAGGTTCCATCATATACGGTAATTTTCCTCAACCAACCATTAGAACGATGTAATCTAAAAATTGGATCGTCACAGGATCCAAAATATTCTTCGTCAACCAACCATTAGAACGATGTAATCTAAAAATTGGATCGTCACAGGATCCAAAATATTCTTCGTCTTTAATTGTTATCGTTGAGAGATGGCTCCCGATATATCGTTTTGCCTGAACCATATTATTAATTGGTATCTGAGCATAAACTGTAGCTGGTGCGTTCAAATCAATATTCATAGTATAGATCCATTATCAATCATTCCATCATATATTATACCCCATTTCGCAATAAAAGTAAAGCGAAATTTGACTCAAAAATCATCTATTTTGACCCCATTTTGGCTCGTAGCAAGGTCGTAGAGGGTCGTACAGCCCCCCTTACCCTTTCGGTTGACCGCTTTATTGATAGTCGTATCGGAGTAGTCGTAGTCGCCCTCTAGGAAGGTATCTCCCCCTATTCTAAAGATGGATAGCTGAGTACCGCTCTTCTGAGCACCCCAGAAGCGGAATCCTAGACGCTCGTAGAAGCCCACGGCAGACTTCTCAGAGGATACCCTGAAGTAAGTTGCCCCATTGGCTCTCGCTCGTTTTAACGAGTCCTCGCAGAGTAATCGAGCCGATCCTTTACCTCTATGTTTTACAAATGTATGAAGGAGTTGCAAATTTGCAACGTGAGGTTTTGTCTTTGATATTGTAGTGATAATTGCAGCAGTCAATTCATTCTTATCAAACGCACCGATACAATAATCCCATTGACCTTGCATGTCTGCTTTGGCAACAAATGTTTTAGCAAAGTTATCGTTCTTGTCTTCACTGATTGCTGCAATGAATTCATCTCGACTACATTTACGCAACTTCAACATATGTTCTAACTTTTTCACCACGATCTTCAGGATGTTTAGTATTATTCCAGCCAATGAATTGATTTAGATCCCAAATCATTGGAGGGAATTTATATTTGTTATGATCAATCAATTCATTGACAGTTGGTCCATCATTTAATGCTGCGTCAAGAAAATCGCGAACAAATCTAAAACAAGATTCAAGTTCAGTTCTATCCAATGTGCCACGGAATAATCTAAACTCGATAGTATCAATGTGCTTTAATGCATACATATTAATTGCGAATCTAAATGGGCGACCCATTGATACGCCATCTTTACCTGCAGCATGCATCTTAATAAATGAATCAAAGTCAGTTGCTTTATTGATAATGTTATCGCTCATATAATCAGGCATTGGGCGACCACCATCAAACTTCAAATACATTTTAGCACCCTTAGTGCCTTTCATTTGATTGTGTTCATAGAAACCATAAACACGATCAATGGTTGTTGCTTGGTTCTCTTTAATATACTTTGTTAGATTCTTTAACGCAGTGATATCATTACGCAACCCTGGCACGCGACAATGGATATGAGTATGAGCAGTAGCCCCAACAGTCGGAGGTGTACCATTATCTTTGAATAGTTTCTCAAGATGAAAGTATCTATCAACTTGTTCTTCCCAAGTCTTAGTTGGTTTCGTATTGATCTCTCCGCCAACTGGTGGCGATTCTCCAAGTGGGTCTGCGCAAACATATTTGTATGGATCTTTTAGGTTAACAATATCTCGTTCACTATATTCCCAAGTGCCGAGTTCTTCTGGAATTGAAAAAGAGCGAGGAACATCACCCCACTCTATCTCCATTCCATATGTAAACTTTTTACTGTCATAGTTCATAAGCTACCTTTTGTAAGTCTGGCTTTTTAGTTATCACAGCATTAACATTCATAGTCATATCAGAATTAAATGTAAGATATGTATTCATTGGAACCTCAACTGATGGCATTTTGATTCCTGCACGTTTGGCAATATCAGAAGTAGAAGTAATTATAACACCATTTGATAAAGAAGTCAAATATAATGGACGTTTACCATTTCGAAAAACAGTAAGTTCTTTCTTAATTGATAATTCACAAACAGCCATAGATGCATCTGGATACTCACCAAGAGCATTATCAGAATGTAATACTAATTCAGAATCATTCTTTGTGTCACATGTATAGTAGAATATTTTACTCCAGTTTTCTGGTAGTTCTTGAGTAATAACTCCATTGTGAACAATAGAATGAGTTTCGTTTGCTATCGGCTGATTATACAATAAATCGCTAGTGCTATATCTACAGTGACCAATAAGGTAAAGATTACCGTCATCATTAACCATCTCCTCTAAATCATCTAAATGCCTAAACTTATTGGCAGGGACTGGTTCTTTGAATGTCATAATCTTATTGTTGTATATAACAGACATACCAGTTGCATGCATTCCTCGAATCTTTGACTCGAGGAACACCTTTCTAATTGCGTCAAAATCCCTTTTTGTAGGATTCTGAATCAGAGCACTAATTACTCCACACATCAGAAGAAACTTTCTAGTGATGAAGCATTAGATTCTGGATGGTATTTATGCAGTTGTTCAGTACCAAGTTTCTGTTCAAGGAAATCATACCATTCTTTTGTTTCCCACATACCTTCTGAAACTCCATTCCATAAGTTTTTCCAAAGAGGATGTTCTTTGTTCAATCTACGATGTTCAACAAATTGATATCGAGTTTCTTCGTATTCATATGAACCAAGATCAAACATCTTCTCACGGAAATAACAAACCAAAGAAATACGCTCAGCCTCATCATCTAAAAGAACAATTGGAGTATTGCCGTGCAGAACTTCGTGATTGTTGATCAACAACAAATCTCCTGGACGAACATTCACTGCAGCACGATATTCTGGAGCAACAAGATATCCGCCAGTATAGTTACCATTGTTTGAAATAACTAGAAGATTTGACAATCCTGTATTCAAATCACCAGCATCAAAGTGTGCCGCAGTACGGAATGTTTTGTTAACAGTGATTGTAGTAAATGGAGTACCTGGAACTAGAAAACGAGAATCAATCTTCTTCGCAGCTTCTATCTGATTGTTATAACGCCATGGCATTAGATCTTTGAAACCCTTTGATAGAGTTTGTAAGAATGGATATGCCATTTTAAACTTCTCAAAGTTATCGCGTGTATAAGAAGTAGCACGACCATAAGGGATACGTGGGTAACGATCAAACCAGCCAGCAATACCAGAATTAACTGCAGTGCCATATGTTGTGGTACTTACCATTTTCATAACTTCTTCAGTGGCTTTTGCTCTTTCCTCGCGACCCATTGGTTTGATAGAATCTAACCATGCTTCGAAATCAAACTTGCCACGGAAACGAGAGATGACCCATACATTATTTTTACCATCACCACCAGCCATCTTCTTATCGTTTTCACGAGGATATTTTGCACGAATGGTATCAATAACATCTTCATCAATCAATGCTGAGTTGCGATTCTTTAAAAGAGCACGCATCATTTCATCTTGATAATTTGTTACCCATTCACGACCTTCGGATGTGGCAAGAACACCATCTTTAATTCCAGAAGCAAGTCCACGATTCTCAGTTCTAATTGCAGCTTCACGAAGTCCAGCATATGCATCATCCTGTTCTTTCTTACTGAAATAGTTCTTGCGGAATTTAAAAATAATTCTGCGTTCATCTGAACCATTTGGGCAAGATGAACAATCTTTAGGAACATCACACTCAGCTTGGGTTGCTAAGTCACAATTTGGTGGTGCATAAACATCACAATCTTCTTCAACAAGAATATCGTAATGAGATTCATCAACAAACTTACCCAATAATTCTGAGCAATCAATTTTCTTTTCAGCTACAATTACTTTAACCATTTCTTTCTCCTAAAATTTAAACCCACTGAAACCTTCTGATCTTTGTCGTTTACCAAATTCACTCTTATCAAACATAGGAACATCTTCCTTATCTTGACCAGAGTCAGACAAACCTACTTGAGCAGATGCTTCAACATCATATAATCTCATCTTCGCTCTATCAATACCAATAACAAATCTCTTATAGAATCCTGGATCATTATAACGATTTTTCAATTGCTTCACAATGATCTGATTCAATTGCTCAAGTTCTTCATTTGAAACTAACGCAAACATAAAGTCAGCAGTGGCAGGTAATCCAAACGATTCAGAAGTATCTTCCAAACCTGGATCGCTATTTGTGAATCCGCTTCGAGTAGTTTGTGTGGCTGAAACAATTGGAACATTATATTCAACAGCCAAACCTCTTAACTCTTCAGCGATACTCTTAATATATGTATAAGAGTTAATACTTCCACCCTGCTTCATACGTTGACTTGAACAGATATTCAAATAATCAATGAAGATAATATCAGGAACAAATTCACGTTTCAGTTTAAGTTCTTCAAGCAATGCTCTGAAGTGACCAGCATGCGCACCAGCAGTAGGATATTCTTTCACGATTAATTTGCCCTGAGTTTTTTTGGCAATCTTTTCAATACGATTATCAAAGATATCCTTATCAATAACCTTCAACTCATCCATGGTAAGGTTTAACAAATTCGCATCAATACGTTCAGCGATACGTTCCTCAGCCATTTCCATAGTGATATAAAGAACATTCTTACCTTGAGTCAGAACAGATGCGCCAACATGACACATAAACAAGGATTTACCAACACCAGTTCCTGCCAAAGCAATATTCAATGTTTTCTTGCTAAGACCACCCTTGGTAATCTTGTTGAACATATCTAAGTCGAACGCAATCTTTTCCTCAACTCTATGATAAAACTCATACCTCTCATCACTGTTTTCGATATAATCATGACCAACATGGTTATCAAAAGAGACGGCAAGAGCATCAGAAAGAATAGAAGGAATTGAATCTTTTGTGTGGACTTTATCTCCACCATCAATGATTTTGATTGAATGTAAAATCGCATTATAAACTGCCTTATCTTTACAAAACTTTTCAGTCTGCTCCATCATCCACGATTCATTGGCTGGTTCATGAGTCAATGTTTCAACGTAGGAGTTTAGTTCTACAAGTTCTTTGT